ATAATTAAAACTCTGCGTTTTCTATAAATTCTTTGTCGAATTTAATCTGCAACTCTGTTGCAGTTGTTTCTGGTAAGTAAGTTAGTTTTACATTAACTGTTACCGAATGTGTGTCGTGTACAACTCTTATATCTGAATCGTTTACTTCGAATCTAGGATCGTAATTTATTATTGCATTGACTTCTTCTTCAATAGCATCTTGTGTTTGTTGATCTAATGGATCAAACACATATAGTTCTAAGTTACTTCCAAATTCAGGGTCAGTCCATTTCTCGCCTTTGCGAATTTTAAAATGATTTAATAGATCCTGCTTTGCCAATTCAAGGCCAGAAAGCGTTTTACTAGTATATGATTGATTGACTGTTGTGTATCCAAATATATTGCTCATACAACTATTTATGCAAATGATTAACTATGTAGATAAAGATTCAACAATTAGTTTATCTTCCTGCCAATGTATGTATTTGCTCCAGGCTGCGTCTGGTATTGTGAGTGTATGATGCTGGTAAGCATAGTTTATTTGGTACCACGAAGGGTGTGTTGGTCGTTGCATAGGTAAAGGATATAAGCTATCGCCTTTCTTTACATTGCACGGACCACAAGCAGTAACACTGTTTTCCCATGTTAGTCTTCCACCTTTTGACTTTGGAATAACATGATCAATTGTTAAGTCAGCATAAGCAAACCTATCGCCACAGTATTGGCAACAGTATTTGTCTCTGACATATAAATTTCTACGAGTGAATTTTGCTTTGGAGGGTTGTTTGTGATAAGTGTTAAGCATAATAATGCTTGGGTATGGAATAGTTACTCTCGGTGACCGGAGAAACTCATCATCATAATTTTTAATTACATGTACTTTTTGTGACCACATGGCCTTGATTGCATCTTGCCAACTAACTGTGCTAAGTGGCATTTGTGATAATGGTTGCCCATCAGCATTAAGTAGTAAAACGCTTTTATTCAAGATAAAAATTCCTTGTATTATATTAGTATTTAAATATTTATGTGGTGAGTTAACTGAGTAGATTTGCAAGAATTCTTTTCCTGCTCTCAATCATATTTGGTAGAAACCTTTTTGTTTCTGCGTAGTAAACATATTCTGCTTGCTTTTTTTGTATATCGTTTAATTGCGATGACACATATTCTTTTAACATAGTTTGCAAACCTTCTTCTTTGATATAACTTCTATCTTTGTACATCCCATAGTCACCTAGCATAAGCAACTTTGCTTCTGATTGTCTGTCTCTTCTGTTTAATGTATTTAATGTTAGTGCAGTAGCCACATACTCCCATTTTCTATCTTGTATATATTCCAATATATCAAATTGTCTAGAATCTGATCCTACTTTATGAAATGTTCCAGTATCTATATAAAGTCCTAACATAGCATCATATTGTGCTTGTGATAATTGTTCCAATGGAAATTGTCGTTTAAATGCTCTTTCCTTGTCTTTGAATTTTTCAATCCATAGTGTATAAGCAGCGGCTTCTGTTAATCCGTCACCTGTTAATTGTGTAGTTGTTTTGTATCCAATAACAGAACCTTTTGCATAACCTAGCCATTTGGTGTTTCTAATTTTAATATTAATTAATTTATCACTTGCTTCTAAGGTTTTGAGATCTATTAATGTATTCACTGCTGAACTATCTATTACAGTGAATAGTCCATAGTCAATTAAATTACTGCTATCTACAACTGCTTTTAACTTAAACGATGGCATTATAATATTCTTCCTTTTTGCGTTTTATATGTTGGGTCAAGTCCATCAACACCTTTCCACGGATGGTGTTCTGGTACTCTACTGGCTATACTAGTTTTTACATTATCATTTGATTCCTGATTTTGTATTGTAATCTTTGTAGCTTCTTCTGGTTCTGGACCATTCATGTCTATCTTGCCGCCCTTCATTATTACATTGCCGTCTACTTTTAGATGATAATTATTTGGCGATTGCATTTTTATATCTAATGCACTATAAACATCTATGCCTGCAACTTTTGTTTCTAACTTAATTCCATCTCCACCTGTACTTTTAATATTTACTCCTACCTCGGCTTGCATATTAATGCTACCTTTAGCATGTACATTATAGTCGCCTTCGGTGTGCATGTTTATGCCTGCCTTACTGTAAACATCAATTTGTCCTACATTGTTCATTTCTATCCATGCGTCACCGGTTTGTGTGGTGACAAAAATAAATCCATTACTGTCGTCCATTAAAATTTGAGCGCCACTTCTAGTTCTCAATCTAATATTTTTACTGGCTTCTTCATCATCGCCATCGTCCATTGATAATACATGTCCTTGGCGTGTTGTAATTCCAAATACCTTACTAGGTGATTCTCTTCTTGCTCCACTCTTACTGTGTCCTCTAACATAGTCAAGACTTAGTCCTTGCTGATTTAATACTGATTGGAAGTATTCGTCAAGTGGTTTAGTGTCATCATCATCTGTGTCGTATGGATTTTTTTCAACTGTTGGTGCTAGTTCAGTTTCACCATTTACATATGCTTGTCCACTTGCTCTACCGCCCATCATAGAGTTATTGTCCTTTGAGACTAACGAACCCATAACAATGCCTTGCTCTAAACTACCAGTGAAAACTACAACAACATTGGTTCCTATTTCCGGAGGTTGTGGCCACATTCCATAACTTATTGGAGCTTGTGCTTCTTTGGTTTTGTCATCACCACTGTCTTTAATTTTAGTATGTCCGCCAAATGGCAATGCTAGTAAACAAATATGTTCTGCATCTTGGCTTTGAAAATCGTTTATGCGTACTGTTATTCTGCCTGTGTATAAGCTATCAACATTGTCAATAACTTCGCCGATATAAGTTCCTTGAATATTATTAATACCAACAACACTGTTGGGTCCTACTCTTTTTGAAACTTCTATTCCATCTTTTTTTAATACTGACATTTTAACTCCTAGTTAGTTTTTCTATTTGATTTAATATATGAACAATATTCGAAGTAGGATCTTTATAACCAGACAATGTCTGTGTAAATCTGCCTCCTTGGAATCTGCTTTCAATTTTATTTAATTTGTAAACACCAGATGATACATAATCAACTGGGCCTTTTGTTTCTGTTGTTAATAAATTATTACTTGGTTGATATTGTAAAAAAGTTATTAGAGCATCTCTTGTATCATAATCTGGAACTTTAAGCGTTCCATTCCCTTGTATGTCTACCATCATATTACCCATCCAATACGGATCTCCTTTGATTTCCATACTAAAGTTATATGCATCAATGTCTCGCTTGGACATCTTAGAGGCTAAGTTTACTTGTACTGCATCACTTTGCACTGTAGCACTGACCTGTTGTTCATCTGTTCCAACATATGCTACTGTACCTTTTACAGTATTACCGTATGATTTAGAATCACCTAGTTCAATATCTTCTACATATGGTGAAGTGATTTTATTTGGAACACTTGGTGCATATGTTTCTAAATTTGCATCTGAATATAATCCACCAGCTGGTTGGTTAATCATAAAATATAAATTTTCTATATCAATTTGATAAGTTATTACTTCTGTGTTTAATCCAGAGTAAAGAAACGAATAACTTTTTTCAATAGGCAATCTTTTTATTTTTGCATTTTGGTAAGCTGCACTATCAAAATTATCATTGTGTACTTTTAAATCCGTAGGAGGTGTAGTTTCATTTCTCGATACCTTAATTGTAAATGTAATTAATTCCGGTGCTCTGTTATAAGCATATGCCATTGTACTATTTACTATAGGATATGTAGTTTCAAGCCCAACACTTAAAGAATAAGTTACTCCTAGTTCCTGTGCTTTTTTACGATACTCTACCCAAGTAAGACAATTTTTATTAATGTATTCTACTATATAGTTTGATATGTTTGTGTCTGGACCAATTGGAATATCTTTATTTTTTGGATCATCTTTGTTTCCATCTTGTCCACCTGATGTTTGTGTATTTGCTCCTGCTCCCATTTCTGCAATAGGCAATACAAAATTATTAATACCCGGTATAGGGTCATTTTTAATAGTAGTACTTGGACCAAACTTTATCTTTACTTGTTTATACGGAATTACCATACCTGATGCATATGCATCTTTGCCACCCGGCATTGCCTCAATCATTGAGTTGTTCCAACTTTCTTGTAAGCCGTCAATAAACGATTGTGCAGTAGTTATATTTTTAACTGTCAATGCACTCGATGTCTGTGCTTCTAATTGTGAATGTTTATTTAATGACCAGCCAATAACATTATATCTAGTTCCCTCTGGACCTGTTGTACTTCTTATTTGGTTTATTTTTATTCTATAAAAGAATACACTTGGATTAGTAACACTAAATCCTGTAGCAGGGTTTCTGCCTATAAATTCTAATTTTAATACATAATTTTGAGCATACAGATTTCCAGGCTTTCCAATATTAATACCTGCTTTTAATACTCTATCTAAAAATGTAAACCCTAGATTTTCAAAAATATCAAATTGCATTATGCCTGGTGTTGTATTACCGTGTTGTTGTCCTGGCGTAACTGTTGCTACTGTTACAAAGTTATCTAAAGAAAATTCTGTAGTTACACCTGTTTTTGCAATTATCATAGCTTCATTTTTATTTGTAACTGCTGAATCACTTCCGTACAATTTAGTTACATCTTCCCACACTCTATCGTTAACTACATATAATGTCCAACGATATGCAGGACTGTCAACAGTACTCATCCAGTTTGATTGTCCTATATTTTCTAAATTACTATAAGCCGGCGCTGCTTCTTTTTTTACTTCGGGTGTAGCAACAAATCCTTGTTCTTCGTCTACTGCGTTTACAAATCCTTCTCCAGCAAAATCTGTGTCTTGTGCTACAAAATCAACTTCTGATGCAGACTTACCATTTGCCATAGCTACACCATTTGTGATTACGCTATCTGTATATTTTCCATCTTTACCTACAGTAGCCCCTTCCATTTCTGCCATTGACTTTATTAGATTTTTTGTGACTTCTGGATTGTCTCTTAAAGATCCTAAGTCATCATTTGGTCCTACTCCCAAATCATCTGCTACTTTTTGTATGTAGATTTCAGTTGGATTATTATCACTTGGTGGTGCCCATCTTGTTACAATGTCGCTTACTGAATTGTTTCCATATTTTTCTTGACTTGTATATAAATTCTTAGTGGCAGCTCGCACACCGTACTCTGGATTATTAAACTTAACAAAACCAGCATTACTGCCATCGGCTCCTTGCCAGTTGTCACTGCTTGTTTTAATGTTTAGTGGATTGTTGTTTTTATCCGACAATGTTGACATGTTATGAGAACCTTATTGGGACTATAATTTTTAAACCTGCTTTAAAATCTATAATAGGATCAGCAAGTGCATCTTGATTGAATAGTCCAAACACCCACCATAGTTTTGAATTACCATATAATTCGTATGCTAATAAGTCTGGTTTTTCTTCGTGCTTAGATTGTATTGTTACTGTTTTTGTAGATGTGTTGTCTATATCTATACTTGCTAAATCTAATGTATCTAAATATTGGTTACTAACAACTTTTGTATTTCTATATAAACTATCTGCTCTGTATTTTGCCATTATAAAAATCCTCCGCCTCTTAAATTATTTCCACTTGCATAGTCTTGTAAACTAAAATTATCTTTAACAGTTTTAGGTGGAATTTGTGGGGTTAGTTCTATTTGTATTAATATCAATGCAGGAACACTTAATTCTCCAGACACTGGATCATCAAAGGTTACATAGTCTGTGTCTTCTGGTAATGTGTAGTTAAAACTTCTTACCACTACTGGAACATTCTTTGCATTGGCTTGTCCATATGCATTAAACATTAATATAGGTGGTGGAGTACCTGCTGCTGCACCTGCTCGTACACCAAATTGTGACTTTGTACTTGCTTTAAAAAATTGTATTGCTGCAGTTGTGTATTTTGCTTCATCTAATGTATTACTAGAGAACATTGCAGTTACTGATACAGTTGGGTTGGAAGTACCTGTATAATAATTTTGATGATAGTTTGCGCCTGTAATATCATACTGTCCGTAACCTGCAGCATGGCTAAACATAATAGTAGGTGTGTATGGGAATACAACACCGTTGTTATCTTTTAGTGGATACAGTAGGCCTGTAATCTCAATCGGTCCGCCTGTCTTTTTTAGTACTAAACTTGCTTTTTTCATTATGTTAACCTCTCCTGAATAAACTTAAAAATCTGTTCATTGTATTTGCCGAAGAACTTAGTAAATGCTTGCTTTTTAGCTTCTTCATCACCTTCGCTTGCCATGTCAGCACGGAAGTCGCTTGCACTCATTCCACCTTGCATAAGCGGTGCTACATATACATAGCCTCTTTCTTGTGCAGTTGGAATCAATTCGTTCATATCTTTTGGTAATTCATGTAAGAACCCTTCGCCACCTGTTGCAAGTCTACTTGCATCCTTTTCACCATATACAAGTATCTGTGCAGTAGTATTTGCATCTCTGCCTGCAGCAGCCATGTCTGGTCTGTATGGATTTGTGTTGATAATTTTATCTCCAGGTATATTAAACATCTTATTCATAATGCTTGCTTTTTCATCAAATGTAAATGGATTCTTGCTTAATTCACCTCGTTGAAGATCAGTAAGTTTTCCACCTGCATTAGTTTTTGTAATAAGTCCTTGCACTTTTGCAGACACCATTGTGGCGATAAATACATTATCC